CTGGCGCTATGGCATGCGCCGCCGGATGGCACAGCGATACCGGCGAACCGAGTATTCGTTCGATACCGGCCTCGATGCGCTGAACAGCGAGTTCTGGGATTACGTGGCACTCGCCGGCGATGTTCCAGGCCCTGGGCTGGCGCAGAGCGCATATCTGAAATCGTTCGTGATCTCGGGAAGCTCGGTCCTGATCGAGTCCAGCGAGCCGCTCGATTGGTCGCTGCTGAGCTCTCCAGCGCTGTATCTGCGCCGCCCAGACGGAACGGTTTCCGGCGGATACCCGGCATCTCGGATCGACGACTACCGGCTGAGCATTCCCAGTATCGATTTCGTCCCCGATGTTTCCTGGGAAATCGAACCGCCGCACCTACTGCTGGGAAATCCATACCCGGCCCTGATCAGTTCCATAGACCCCAAAGGCAATACCGCGGCGTCCGTCCGAGCGGTGAACTACGACCCCAGGGTCTACACCTTCGACAACGCCAGCGCCCCCAACTGACCGCACACAAAAACCCAGAGCCCGCCATAGAGCGGGCTTTTTCATGCCCGGAGAATTTGCATGACTACATATGCCACCGGCAATCCGCTTGGCTCCAAAGATCCGCGTGACCTCTACGACAACGCCGAGAACTTCGACGCGGCGATGAATGACCGAACTAACGTGGCGTGGAATGACCGATTCGGTGTGCCAAGAAAAACATGGTTCGGTGTGGAGCAACAGGTCAATGACTGGCTGGCCGCCCAGGGCTTCGAACCTGGATTTCTGGTGTACGTCGATGGCTCGCCGCTGACAGTGGACCGCCCGACCCAACTGATCCAGCGTGACGGAAATCTCTACAGCGTCAAGCGCCCAGCAGATTTTCCCGTCAATCTGACCGGAAACTGGGCCACCGATCAGGATCTACTTGTTGCTCAGGTGGACCAGTCTCTACGTCATGACATTTCCAATGCTACAGACCCATACAAAGGGTCTGCGTTGGTTGGGAGACAACCACTAATAATTAATTCTGTCGCAGAACTCCGACTGACCCCTGGAAGGTTTTCTGGCGACAGAGCTTTCCTAAAGAACTACCTGGAGGGTGACCGTAAGGGGCAACGGTATTTGACCTGGATTCCAGGGACTTCTACCGATGATGGTGGAATGATGTTTTCTGCTACTGGTGGGACTTGGCATAGTGACCTGGACGAACATGGGCGCGTAGATGCCCAATTTTACGGATTGCCGCTGTCGTCTGGATTCTGCACTGCTCAAGACCTTGCCATCGAAGCGTACTGTTATCCGAGGGGAATTAGAGCCTTTTACGGTCCGGGGCCAGATGGCCCAGGCGTTTATGATTTCGGAGATGCAAACTGGGCATGGTCAGGTCCGCGCGTAGCTGGTCAGCCAATGAAGGACTATCAGGGTGGCGGAATCGATTTCTGCCGGACAACGACTCTGAGAACTACGTCTACCGATGGCGCTGATGTTTTGCAATGCTGCGGGATAAAGAACGCTCATTTTACCGGGTTTCCCAATGTTACTGCCACAATTGACCCTGGAGCCACTAGCGGATCAAACGGGGTTAGCCTTGTATTCGGAGCAGAGAATGTAACGTTTGAGCTTAATTGTTTAGACCTTCCGGCAATTTACAAGACAGATGGGTCTATTGATGGCGGACAGGCGTTCACTATCCAGCCTGGAACTGGTAACACCAATGCATTTAGGAATATCAAGTTCAGAGGCAATGCTAAAAACTGCTCTGTAGGATTTGGATCAGATGTAGCTTTGAATGATGCTGCATCTATTCCTCTTTCAGGAATAGATATTGACATTACAGCTGAAGATTGCTATAGGGCATTTGTCTTCGGTGGCGCGGCATACACCTCAACTCCATCCCAATTTGCATTTGCCGGCATAACCGGAAAGATTCGAGCTATAAATTGCCAACAGTCTGTTGTGCTGGCTCGCGCAGTTGGAGTAGACATAAATGTCAGCATCCTTTGCACGAAGGATAAATCAGAGCTTATCAAGCACCAGTACAATAGCAGTGTATTTGTTACCGATATAAAAGGCTCAAAGAGTTGTAATGTTGACATCACAGGGAGAATTGTTAACTCTGACTCTATGCTAAGCATCGGAGGGATAGCCATGTCTGGCGGCATAAGTTCTTCCACTGAAAATATTAGACTGCGCCACTCTGTCACCTTCAGTTCAGCAGCAACGCAAGTTTCTGTAGTTGATTTCGGTGGAGGTACAGTGTCAAGTTCTGAGTTGCACCTTTCTTTCTTGAGTTCTGGATACCAGCCACTAATCGACATTGGTGGTAATAGCGTATACATTGATGGGTGTCTTTCTCCGGTTGCGCTTTTGCCAGGCGACGAGAGTTCGTTTGTACCGAGGTGCCAGCGCGCAACAGTTTTGTATAGATCGCCAATTACAGGTGTTAGGTCGATAAATTTTCCATCCAATCCACTTAAAGGGCAGGTCGTCAAAGCATATAGAACTAGTGCGGCGACCGGAGGTACTCTTTCTTTTGGTGGATTAATAAATATGACAGAAGGAACGACTCAGGAAGCGATTTTCGATGGATCCTCTTGGATTCTTCTTTAATTTTGAATAGCGCCAGTCAAGCTGGCGCTATATAACTTATGTTGAGATTAATATTTTTTTCTGAATAGGTAATATACCTTCTCCTGGATCTTGATTGCAGATATGTATCCCAGGTATGAAAGCAAAATGCATGCTGCAATCACAAGGATTCTTGCATTAAATATGCCGCCTCTGGCTATTAACATGAAACCAAGGCCGCAGAACATCATGGAAAAGCCTAGGAGATCAGGCGATATGTTTCGCCTTGCAATTCCGATTATCATAATTATTTGGAAAGCTGCAACTATTAGCCAGTCCAAATAAAAAGCGCCAGACCCCATGTGCATTATTATATTAGCCTTTAGCGGGAATGTTATGTTTGTTCCTCTGGACGCAACATCGGGGTATACTTCTCTCGTTTCAGACGTTGATGTTGGCTTTTCAGGCAGTATGCTTCTTGGCACAAATATTGTGGCTGCATCCTCCGCAAAATACATTTTTGCAGTTAATTTTCCACTTGAAAAACCTCTAAGTACGTCCTCTGTAATAAATGCTGCATTGTAATTGAGGTCTTCAAAGCTATCTGTTGGGGATACAGGTACGGATGGGGTTATTTGTTCAAGCTCTGCATCTCCAGAGCTTTTCTGTTTTTGGCTGTCCGCCTGAAGTATGTTTTTGTTTTCGCTAATTGTATATTCTTTTTCTGAATTTTTTAGTTCTTCATTGTTTGTTTTTGAGAATAGTATTTTGCTTGAATCTGGCGCTCTAAGATCTGTTACGATGACATAAGATAATGCCATCGATGCTGCCGTTATTAAAGATGCCGCGATAAATCCAGTTAGTTTTACTCGTTCAAACATCATCATTATAAGAAACGTCATTGCGAAGAGTATTATTATTCCTCTGCCGCCGCTTAGTGATGCTATGACAAGACTTATAAGAAGGAATGCTATGTTTGTCTTACTAACTCCGCTGACGTACATGTTTATTAGCTGAATGAAAATGGCGCAGTACATGGAAAGAACCATCCATGCGCCACCCTTTGTAGAGCTATAACTCAAGGTTTGATAGTATTTTATTATGTAATTTGGCGAGATGCTTCCAATTATCCTGTACGTATTTGCCAATAATAATATTAAGATTCCTATATTTATTAAAATCAATATATATATTGAGAGGCGCGGCCCTCTTGGCTTGAAATTGTCTAACATCTTTTGCTTGCTAAGAAACAGCGAACTAATAATTGCTATAATTATCGCGCATGATACGTCTACAATTAATGATATCCCCCCATACATATCTGTAAGTAATGGGTACTTTGAGTGGTCAAGGTATCTTAATATAAATAAATAATGATAAGTAGCGTAGCACCCAAGAGGTCCGGCTATTAGTATAAAAACTTTTTTTAATTTTTCGGAGAATGTAACCATTTATAAGTGGGCCTCTAATATTCTTTAATTTTCTGAATTATGCTTTTTGTCATCGTCGCAGATTTCCCGTTTTCCGAGTGATCCTAATATAAAGAATATAAAATCTTATCGGGATATCATTTCTTTCGCTCACAAAGCCAAATCAAAATCGCAAGCCCTATTAGCGGTAGAGGCAAATACCAGAAATCAAAGATCGGATTGCTAGAGGCTTCATCTGTTGGCTGATTTGGGAAAACGACGAAATCTATAACTCCAATAACCATTAGTCCTATCAGTATCAAAAAAGGTGTCCGCACAGTCGTTCCTCATTCAATCGATGCGCACTGATCGCACCATCATGCTCCAATGAGCGGCAATCATAAGAATCCAATGGCCCCTTTGGAAGAGTTCCATCGGAGCGGTTTGCTTGAGACATCAGCCTTCTGTACGTCTTGTGACCACTGATTCTGAAAAATTTTCTACAAACATAGGCCCGCCATTGAGCGGGCTTCGTCGTCTTTGGAGACCCGTAAATGCGTACATCCCAACGAGGCATAGACCTCATCAAATCCTTCGAGGGCCTGCGCCTGTCCGCCTATCAGGACTCGGTAGGCGTTTGGACCATTGGCTACGGCACCACGCGGGGCGTCACCCGCTACATGACGATCACCGTCGAGCAGGCCGAGCGGATGCTGTCGAACGACATTCAGCGCTTCGAGCCCGAGATGGACAAGCTGGTGAAAGTGCCACTGAACCAGAACCAGTGGGATGCCCTGATGAGCTTCGTGTACAACCTGGGCGCGGCCAATCTGGCGTCGTCCACGCTGCTCAAGCTGCTGAACAAGGGGGACTACCAGGGAGCAGCGGACCAGTTCCCTCGCTGGGTGAATGCGGGTGGTAAGCGCTTGGAGGGTCTGGTCAAGCGTCGAGCGGCGGAGCGCGCGCTGTTCCTGGAGCCGCTGTCGTGATCTCCGCTCGCGCTTTATCGGTCGCGCTGGCCTGCCTGGTGCTGGTCGGCCTCGGCACCGCCGGCGGTGTCTGGCTCGGCGCGCGGCACTACCGGCCGCAGTTGGATGCCGCGAGCGCGGATCTGGCTGCCTGCCGTGCCTCCCGGGGAGAGTTGGAGTCCGCAGTGGCGGAGCAGGTCCGGCAGGTTGCCGCGTTGCGCCAGGCTAGCGAGCGGCGCGCCCGGGATGCAGCCCAGGCGTTGGAGCAGGGACGACAGCAGGCCGCCGAGCAGTATGCCGCGGCACAGCGCCTGCTGTACCAGCGAACCGCCGGCGAGGAGTGTGCGGCCGCCGATGCGGTCATTGATCAGGAGCTGGGTCTATGAGGGTGGTGCTGATGCTGATGATTGTCGCGCTGGTGGGATGCGCCGGCCGGCAGGAAGCCGAGCCGCGCACGGTGCGCGTAGAAGTTCCGGTGGCGGTGCCGTGCCGAGCGCCCGCGGTCGAGGTGCCGGCCTGGGCAGCGGCTGGGCTGAAGAAGAGCGACGACCTACAGACCAAGGTCCGTGCGCTGCTGGCCGAGCGGTTGCAGCGGATCGGTTATGAGGCCCAGTTGCTGGCTGCCAACAGAGCATGCCAGTAGGAGTAGACTACGGCCTTTTCCTACGGAGCAGGGCGATGCTGGTCATTCGATTCAAGGGCTGGTCGGTGAAACTCGACCACCAGGTGGGCAGCGCTGGGAAACATGGCATCTGGTCGTTCCACGGCTCGGAGAGCAGCTACGTGCCGGACATGCAGACGATTCTCCGGCATGCTGCTATTCGGCCTGCGGAGCCGAAAGAAGGCGGGGAGGTCGAGGTATTCATCTGTGATTCGCGCATGCCGCAGGATGAGTGGCGGCCTGTCGGTAGCGGTGTTGCGGCCTATGAGGCGGAGCGCTGATCCTGTACCAGTTTTTGTACCAATCGATGCGAATTAGTGCGAATCGGAACGCCTGAAAGCCTTGATTTCACTGCTCTACAGCTCGCTAGCTATCGCCAAAAAAATCGCATGGTGATATTCGCGGTGGAGATCAACTTCTTTACCTATAGAGGACTTACGCACGCCTGGACCATGGCGATACCGGTCTGCTACCGGTCTCGGCTTTCCGCTGCGCTCCATCTGGAGCATGGGGCGATCCTGCGGGCATTCGTGGAGTGCCGCAGCCAGCGTCATGACGTGGCTGTAGCGCGATGAAGGCGGGGTGTGATGCCTGGCATTCGGCGAATTGTCTCACAGGTGCGCCTGCCGTTGCATGACAGCGTACGCCGAAGCGGTTTTTCCCGCTGCCCGGCAGGTGGTAGAGTCTCGTCTTCCGCTCATCCGCAAAGGACTCCCCGATGAAGCCCGCTGTTCTCCCCGCGTTGTTGGTTCTGTCGCTGCTGGGCGGTTGCGGGGATTCATCGTCGGACGGAAAGGCCGCTTCCGGGCCGCTGGCGTTGCACTGTGGAGACTTCGGCAAACTCGAGGTGATCGACGGTTTCGCCAGTCTAAAGCTGCCCGACGGCAGCAGCGTCCAGTCGCTGGGCGGCGATGTCCGCAGCCTCGCCGATGGCCAGGCGCTGAGCGCGATTTCCTATAGCGACGGTTCGGTCCTGTACCGCCAGGCGGGCGACACGCCCGGCTACCTGTACACGCCGGCCAAAGGCCAGCGGCAGGCCTGCGAGACGCGCTGAACGATCCCGCCGGAGGGAATGCCCATGCCCGGTGCCGCCGATATTGTCCGTCATCACGACAGCGACCCGCTGGAAAATCCCTGGGTCGACGGCCAGCCGCCAAGCGCGGCGAGCAACGGGTGGCGGACTACAACCGGCGCAAGGAGCCGCTGATCCGCGCCATCTACGCGCGGGTTTTCGCGGCCGCCGGGTTGATCTGAGCCACGCAGGCGCAGGCCGGCTGTCGCATCGCTCGTCGAGCCGCTAGAATCCCGCTCCCCATTCCCCGCAAGGCCCGCCAGCATGCCGCATCTCGTCATCGAAGCCACTGCCAACCTCCGCCTCGAAACGTCCCCCGGCGAACTGCTGGAGCAGGCCAATGCCGCGCTGTTCGCTTCCGGGCAATTCGGCGAGGCGGACATCAAGTCGCGCTTCGTCACCCTGGAGGCCTACCGGCAGGGAACCGCGGCGGTCGAGCGCGCCTACCTGCATGCCTGCCTGTCGATCCTCGACGGGCGCGACGCGGCGACCCGCCAGGCGCTGGGCGAGGTGCTCGGCGAGGTGCTCGCCGGAGCGGTGGCGGG